CCTTCAAAAACGCGATGTTTGACATCAGCGGAAGCACGGCGCTTCGCTTCTCGTCCGGTATCGCGTCCTTCGTGAGCCGTTGGAGCTTTTTTAACTCACTCTGGTATCGGCTCTCGATGGAAGCGATGCGCTTCTTCGGGGGACTTTCCGTGGCTTTGGATAAAAACCTGTTACTTTCGCATACTCCACGATTTCCCACAAGACCACCCCACTTTCAAAAACTTCCGCGCGTTCTTTTCTCTCTTGCGGCATTGGTCCCGTACCCACGGTTTGTTTGAATTTGACCGGGGGGATAGAGAAGCGCTGCGAGCTGCCATTTTGCATAAAATTATGTTGGCTCGTCTCAATGTGTCGGCTCTGTGTTTTCGTCTGTCAGCGAAACCAAGTTGCCGTCCTCGTCAAAGCGCAGCCCTTGCCTTGTGCTGCCCTGCCTTGCCCAGCCGTGCACCTTCTTGTGGCAAAGGTCGCACAGACTTACAAGGTTGCGAGTGTCGGTCGCTATGTTCGGATCGCTGATGTTCGATGGTGTTAGCTCGATGATGTGATGCACCATCGTTGCTGGTGTTGCGATGCCAGCCTTAAGGCAGTGCTGGCAAAGATAGGCGTCGCGCTGCAATGCAAGCTCTCGCGCCTGTTCCCAATCGCGCGAATGGTAGAAGCGGTAAGAGAAGCCCTTAGCCATTGCGCGACCTCCAACAAAAAAGGGACGCGACCCAAGGCCGTGTCCCTTTCTGATAATCCACCGTACCGAAATATAACGCAAACCGAAAAGTGATGACAAGTACCAATCTCAAATATCTTTGAGCGCAGCAAAGCCCACCTCGTTGATATAGCGGAACCCAGTGTTACAAAGCTCCCTGCACCATTGGCGCGAGCACTGCATCACATCGGCAATCTCGTCCCATTGCATCGCTTGGAGATAAGCCATGCACAGCGCGTCGGCGTAGCGGTTGCCCTTGAGCTTAGCCAAGCCGCCGCGATTGTCGGCACCGTAGAGCAGCACGCACGCTTCGTCCACCTCGGCTTGGCTGTCCGCAATCCTCCTTTCCAACCTCCCCTCAAAGTCGATACGCCCGTTAATCGCATCCATAGGGTCTGAGCCACCACCGCCGCCGCCCGTGCTGTAGCTCTGCGCCTTGGCTCCCTCGCGAGCCTTAAGGCGGGCTAGCATCTCCTTTGCATGTTCGATGCTAACCACCTCGTCACGGATGCGCTCGAAGTATTCCTTGGCATCCACAAAGCATCAACTCTAGTCGATACCCGTAGAGCCGAAGCCGTCGGTACCGCGCTCGCTGTCGGTCAGGCTATCAACCCCGACAAGATCGCACGGCACGAACGGCATAACGACCATCTGGCACACGCGCGTACCCTTGGGAAGATACACGGTATCGCAGCTGAGGTTGACCAGCGGTGCGTGCACCTCGCCACGGTATCCGCTGTCGATAACACTTACGCTGTTGCGCAGTGTCACGCCATAGCGAGCGCCAAGGCCGGAGCGCGGGAAGACCAGACCGACACAGCCGCTCGGAATCTCGCAGGCAAAGCCAAGTCCGCAGACCGCACTTGCGTTTGGCTCAAGCCTTACATCCTCGGTGATGCAAAGGTCGAAGCCTGCATCGCCATCGTGCGCGTATGTCGGCATGGCTGTTCCGTCAGCCAGGCAAACGTTCATCTTTCGTCCGTACATGTCAGCTCCTAAAAGGGAATGTCTTCGTCGTACAAATCCGGACAGGTCGCGGCTTGCGGTGCTGCCGCCTGCTGCTGCGACTGTCGCTGCGAAGTCATGATCGCCACGTTATCGACGATGACCTCGAGCTTGCGGTAGCGCTTGCCGTCCTTCTCCCACACGTTCTGGTGCAGGTGCCCAAGGATGGCTAGGCGTGCGCCTTTCATCAGAAGGCCGTTGTTGAACATCGCTTCGCCACGCTTGCCGTACATCACGCAGTCGACCCAACTGGTCACGTCCTTATAGCTACCGTCCTGCTGCTTGCGGCTCTTGTTCACAGCCAGCGAAAAGCTCGTTACCACAAGGCCGCTGTTGGTGTATCTAACCTCTGCGTCTTGTCCAAGGTTGCCACTCAAGGTGACGTTGTTAAGGCTGTCACTCACAATTGCCACCCCTCACGATTGCCAATGCGATATAGGTCAGGATCACCATCGCGGTTGCGAGTGACGGGAAGAGCCATGAGAACATGCAACCGGTAATGATGCTTATGAACAGCTCCGCAAGGCAAAAGCAAAGAAAGACGATGATGCAGCCCAACAACGCTATAAGCACCGCTACAAGCACACTCAGTCTCTTGATTCGGCGGCGTGCCTGCTCACTCGACCTACTCACGGCATCCACCCCCAAGCGCCTTGATAAGACCCTCGCGCTGGACGTACCCCAATCCCTTCACTCGGCGGCTCGCACTGATGCGCAGACGCTTCATGAGCTGTTCGGTTCGCGGAACTGCGTAACCGGGCATCGACCTAATCAGCGATTCGACACGCATGCCCGACGCGGCCTGCTCGCCGCTGTCTGCCAACTCAAAGAACTGCTCAACGGACATCAAACCGTTCTTAAGCTTGGCCTTGTACTCAGCTCTCTTGAGCCTGATCTGCATCCCCTTATCGAGGGCTGCACGCCTTTGTTCGGCAGTCAATTTCGGTACCATTTTCGGTATCTCCTGATTCTTACTTGGAATACGGCGGCTAACCGTTCCCAAACCATCGGTTTTGCTTTCTGACCTCTCGTTTTCGTGCCGTGCCGCAAATGGCTGAGGTCTTGCCATTTACACACCGTTTACACTCCGTCCTCAAGCTTCTTGGCAAAGTTGTTGAACGCCTGAGCCGCTGCCTGGTCGCGCCCCGGCAGAAGGTGCGCGTAGAGTTTCAGCGTTGTCGCTTCGTTCGAGTGCCCCAAGCGATCTGCAAGCGTCTTGAGGTCAACGCCGTTCGCCAGGCACCACGTGGCGTGCGTGTGGCGCAATGAGTGGAACGTGTACGCCTTCGGCATGCCCGCACGGTCGCGAGCGCGGCTGAAAGCCTTTGAGACGGTCGTAGGACGCATGTAAGAGCCGTCTACGCTCACCAGTGGCGAATCGGGCGTAAAAGCGTCTGAAATCGAATCCTGTTGCGCGAGATAGGCTTTTATCCGCTCCCACTCTTCGTCGATTAACGCCACAGGCCGCGTCTTCTTGTTCTTGGTCACGTTGGATCGGATAACGCCGCCGCCCGGAACCTCGATGACCGTACCGCTCACGAGGATGAACCCTTGCGCCCTGTGGAGGTCGCGCCGCCTTACGGCGCACACCTCGCCGACGCGCATCCCCGTATGCAGTGCGAGCCAAGCCGCGAAAGCATAGGCTGATTGGCGCATGAAGCGCTTATCTTGCGCTTCAAGGTCGAGCTTTTCGGAAACCGTGGCATCGAGCGCCTTGTAATCCCATTCGTCGATGCTAACGGCTTCATGGCGTTCCTCTGGCGGCTTTGCGACCATGAGCATTGGGTTGTTCTCGCAGATGCCGATACGCACCCAGAAGTTGTATGCGCCGCGCAAAAAGTGGTGAACGCTGATGATCGTATTGCGCGAAAGACCTTGACCGCCGTTCTTCTTGCTCACGCCGAGCCGCGTCTCGAAGTCGTTCAGCTCGATAGCGGTAAGGTCGCGAGCGACTTTGCCCTTGAGGTACTTGCCCACGTAGGTTCGTGTGAAGAGCGACCACCTCTTCACGGTGTTCAAGCCCGCTCCCTTAACCTTCCGCTGCTCGATGTACTCCCACAGCAGGTCGACTATGAGCGTGCTCTTGACCTTGCCGTCAAAGGTCAGGTGAGAAGCCCAAGCATCAGCCAAAGCCTGTGCTTCCTCGCGCGTCGTGGCATCCGGAAAGCTACGGCGTGGCCGTATCTGCCGCCCGTCAGGTGCCTTGCCAAGATACGGCTGCGCGTACCACACGCCCTTTGGGTCGCGCTTGACCTCAACGTCCATGGCGGCGCTTCAATTCACGTACGACGTCGATAACACTGCCCGACATGTCGCGAATCTCGTGGATGCAGTCCTTGCAAATGTCGAACTCGACCAGCCTGCCCTTGTCATAGGCGTGCACCCTTGCGAATTCGTTAATGTTGGTGCAGTCGGCTTCCTTCCCGCACCCGTCGCAGCAGCCGGAAACTTTAATCATCGTCCTGCTCCTTTTTGGCCGCTTTCTTCGCCTTGTGCATGCTGAGCTTTGCCGCGTAAATGAAGTAAATGCACATGATCAGCAGGAAACAGGAGAAAGCCAGGAACCCATAGCCTGCGCCGAAGATGAAGCCAATGGCGATACTGGCAACCAGCATCGCGAACGGGACGATCAGCAGGGCGCACCCAACCAGCATCGTCGATGCCTCTTCATACTCTTCCTTGGTCTTAGACTCTTTCATTTCTTTCCTCCAAAGTTCGATGAATCACTTCGATTGCGTCACCGACGCAATCGCACCAGCAAACAAGATCGTCGTAATCGACCCGTGCACCATCGCGTCCGCGCTTCTCGCACGTCGTAATGCGACGGCTCATGTCCTGCGATACGGCGCACAGGTTCTCGAGGGTCTTACGGTCGCTCCTAATCGTCATCGTCGGTCACCCACACATCGCGGTGATACTCCCGCATGAACTCGTCGAAATCCCATTCGATGTCTTCGCTCTCCAAGCCTTGCCAGCTCCAAAACTCACTGACATATGGCTGACAGCGCGGACATGCGTAGCGCTTCCAGAACAGACGCATCCAAAGGCCGCTTTCCATGAGCACGCCATGGGTTCCCGCTGGAATCGTCTCGCCGCAGTACGCGCACACATGCGCCTTGCGGACAGTGACGATCTTGGGAGCGGCGTAGAAGTCACCGCCGCTCATGACGCGCCGCCTTCCAGTGCTTCAAGCATGTTCTCGATGCACTCATGCGCCTTCTTGAGGTCTTCGATGCCGTTCTTGGACTTCCAGCGCCACAGGTACTTGAAGGCGCATCCCTGCATATAGGACACGTATTCATCGGTGCCAAGCATCGATTCCATTGCCTGCTTGCACTCAATGCCGGTATGCCCCGCGTAATGCAAGGGCTTGGTCACAGGGTCGAACTCGGAATCGACCGTTGAGGTCATCTTCTCGGCAATCTGCGAAGCGCTGAGCTCAACAGGCTCGGTCAGATCACCTACACGCTTAACGTAAGAACTCATTGCCATCACTCCTTTGAAACCAGCTTCGCCAACTCGTCAAAATCGACCGTATGGAGCAGCTTTATCAGCTGCGCGACGTCTGGTGAACGCCAAGCGTGCATGCAGTACGTATGCGCTTCTGTCGTGTAGTGGTAGTAATTGGCCTTAAGGTGCTCTTCCGCTTCACGAAGCGTGAGAAACATGGTGTCCGGGACAATTGCCCACAGCTTCGTAAGGAACACGCAGCCCAGCGCGTTGTTCTCGGCGTAATCCTTGATTACACCCTTAGAAATGCTGATGCCAAGATTCGTGTAACGTGCCAGCAGGCAACCGTCCGCGCCAAGCTCAAGCCAGTTGTCTTCAAGCCATTTTTTGGCGTGCTCTTCGCCGCCAAAATCAAGCTCGTCCTTGTAGGCTCGCGACACCGCTTCCTCTAAGCTAATGATTTCGCCTTCGCCGTCTTCAAAAAGCTCAACGGCTTCGATGTCATCACCATCTGTTGCTTCGCGGTATTCGTAGTCTCGAATGACCCAAAAGCGCGGGTCAGCCGTTGCCAATGTCGGCTGATTGTTCAGCTCCTGCTGTAGCTCCTTGAGAAAAACGAGATCGTCTTGCGTAAGTCTACGCCTGACGTAAGCGCGGTCTTCGCGATCAACCGATGATGCCATTTCTCTTCACCTCCTTCTCGTCCTTCTTCGTCTCTCTGCACTTCCAGCAGGCTTCGCTATCCTTAATGAACCAGTCCAGATGCCGCTCGATGCCGCAGTAAGGGCACATGCGCTTTCGGACTTTGTTGACATAGCTCCCGTAAGGCATCGCCAACGCTCCTTTGTTGAAAACTTTGCTATTGTTGAAAACTTGTTGATAACCTGTTGATAACTACTGTTGAAAACTCAAAAACAGGCTTTGGAATCGCTCGAAAAACGAATCGATCAAGAAAGAAGAAGCAAGAAAGAAGAACCTTGCTTGTAAGTCAACATAACAAGCAAGTGCGGGTTTTTGGCTTTGGGTTTAGGTCTAAAGACCCAAACCCAAAAACCCGCTTCTGTATTGTTATGTTATGTATTGTTAGGCTTAGCTCAACCTAAAACCGATGGTTTCGCGCTGGTTTCAATCCGCAACAACACAAACATACGCTCTGACCTGCTAGTTTGGCGGGTTTTCCTGCTTCTTTTTCGGCCTGCCGCCCTTGGCTCCGTTGACGCGCTGCTTGCCAAAATAAAGCGCGTTTTTGCACATCCTCTCGCTCTCGATTCGGCCTTTTCCGTCCCTCACGAGCAAGCCGATCTCGAGCAGGCAGTCAATGAAATCGCGCGTCTCGGCGATGCTTACCGTCTCGTCGAACGCCCCCATCGAGCGCAAGCCAATCGAGCCGGCAAGAATGAGCCAGTCTTCATCGGTGTCCACCGCGATTGAGTGGTGCTTGGTGCTCGCCAGAAGCTCGCAGAGCCGCCAGTAAGCGCCGTAGCCCTCGTTGCCGCGACGCATGAGCAGCCGTTGGCATTTGATGTCCTGCTGTGCGTTAGCGTCGTGCTGAAACCATGCCATGGGCTCCTGCGCCTGATCGTGCACGTCTTTAGGAATCGCCGTCATCGTCCTCACCTCCCGTCATCAATCCATCGCTTGTCCCCTGCTGGTGCCAGCCGTCCCAAAGGCACTTGCCGACCTCGCGGCAGTTAGTCCAGACGGTCGTTCCGCGAAAGCCACACGCGCTCTTGGGCTTTTCGCCGTGCTCGAGTAGATGAAGCTCGAAACGGCATTGCCCGGGCGTCGGCATCGGCTGCTCGCCAAAAAGATCGAGCGCCAGCTGCTCAGCGTTGTTGGAGCTGCTGCACATATGCGTTGCACGCCGATTTGGTCATCAGGTGGACGAACATACCAGGTGTCATATCGTCGAGCCTGTCGCTCTCAAGCACGTCCTTCATGGCAACGATGGGTGTCCCCATGAAGCAGAGAGCCAGATCGGTATCAAGGTCGATGCTCTCGCCGCTCTTGGAGTTGAAGACCGTAATGGTGCCGTCGGTATTGCTGATGTACTCGGCAACGGAATCGAGGAACTTGATTGCGTCCTTACGCTTCATGATTGTTCTCCTTGTCATAGATTGAATTGCGAAGTTTGATGTTCAGCTTCGGATGCTTCTTGAGAAGCCAACGTGCCAAAAGCGGCGTATCCGTATTGTTAATGCCGTAGACATGCTCGACGCCGTTACCGTCCACAAACGGCACGCCCACGAGCTTGACGTTGCCCTCGTAGCGCTGCTTCTCAATGAGGTACTTGGTGCTCACGCGGATGCCGCGCTGGTCGATTGCGAGCGCCGTGAGCTCGATCTGCCGCAGCGCCCTCGGATTGAGCTTGCACCACGTCTCGAACAGCTCTTGGCGGTCTTTGAGCTTGAGCGGCACCGGATACACCGCCAACCGCTCCTGCCGCATCACGGATTCGAGCGGCTGCGTGAAATCGTCAACGTCCATGGCGCTTCCTTGCCTCGCGGCTCATAAAGCGCCTGAAAGCCACCTCTGCGACCTCTCGCGGTGCCGACGGCGGCACGGGCAGTCTGTGGCGCGTGCGAACGTCTCCGGCTCCGCTAACGCCCGGTCTGCGGGCTTCATCGATGATCAGCCGCGCGACCCAAAAACCGTTCGCGTCACGGTCGAGATAGCCCCTCATTGGTCGACCATTCGGACGATAAACCACAGCTCAAGACCGGCAAGGACGAACGGTAGCCAAGGCAGGTTGTATGTCTCCGTAAGCCAGATAATGGCACCAGCCAGGGCGATAAGCAGGATTCCCGTTGCCGTTAGCATGGCAATAGCGCCGCAAAACCACCGCTTAACCGTTGCTAATGGTGTAAAATTCTCGTTGTCATTACTGGTGAAGGTTTTGACATTGCCCGTGCCCGGTTGCCGCCAGGTGCGGGCGCTTTCATTTCGCGAGCTTGCGCCATAGCTTTGACGCGCCGGCAAAATGCCGTCTGCGAAACATCGAGCTTGCGACATTTCGCGCTCGTCAAAACCACGATGCAAACCGTTGGTTTGCGATTGGGTTTCATACATCTGAAACCCCTCCTTTCTTACTTGCTAATGAACCTGCCGAGGGCAACGGCAGTTGCTATGAACAACCAGAGCGTCAAAACATCGATAAATTCATCCATTACGCGATTTCCTCCCATCCCATCAAATCGTTAGGGCTGATGTGCGCCACCCGGCAGATAGACATGATCTTGTCGGCACCGGGTATATAACCCTCGCCACTCTCGTACTTCACGACGGCATCTTTGGAGATACCAGCGCGTCGCGCGAACTCGTCTTGCGTGATGTCAAGCTTTGCGCGTGCGGCTCGAAGATTGGCCGCAAACGTTTCCTTGTCGAAGTTCATACGCTTCACCTCCTTTCATTGAGCAGTGTTCGTTCTCCTTGCTTGTCAAGGAGAACGCCCGTATATTTCACGGGTTTACACGTGAAATATTAGCTAGCTGCTAATCTGCTTAGCAACTGGTTCCGTAGAATAGACAAGCAAAATAGCTTTGTCAAGCGGAAATAAATAATTTCGTTGTGTATTAGCTATTTTCGTTGTACTATGCACTTACGAAATTAGAGAAGGAGACTAGCAGTGAACATAAGGCTCATGAAGCTCAGAAAAGCCGCTGGTTTTTCAAACAGGGACGAGTTCGCCGAAAAAATCGGCGTGAACAAGTACACCTATAGATCATGGGAATCCGGCGCGGCCATGATGAACGCTGAACAAGTTTGGAACTTGGCGCTAGCGCTCGGATGTTCGCCGAACGATATATTGGGTTGGAATGAGGAAACAGGCGATTTCAATGACGTGGAAGAGTTGTCGAGTGACGAACAAGAAATCGTCGATAACTACCGCGAAAGCTCGCCGGAATGGCAGCAGAATATAGCTATGACAGCCAAGGCGGCTGCAAGGGAATCGAAAAGCAAATAGGAGGTAGTGAAATGGGATTGTTTAAGGGACAGCGCGAGGTGTTAGCGCGTAATGAGATTGACAAGGCGGTTTCGTCGATTCCGAATCCAGACGGAAGAGTTCATGTGATGCTTGTTCGCTCGTTTGGGCAAACGTTTAGTGGTGGCGTTTTCGGCGCTGATGAAAAGTACAATGAGCAAATCAACGAGGTGCTTAACGCCCTGCAAGATAAGGGGCTTGAAATCATTCGAGTAGAAACAAACTCGGTGCCTAACCAAGGTATTAGCGGTGCTGATCGTTACGACACGTTGATTACGTATAGATAAAAACAGCCCTGCACACATCCGCCAAGACCAGTGCAGGGCTTGCCAATCCACACAACTGAAAAGGCAAGGTGATTTTATCATGCCAAAAGGCACACGTGCCGCGATTTACGCGCGGTTTAGTTCGCATAACCAACGAAGCGAATCAATCGATATTCAAGTTGAGAAATCGCGCGAGTACTGCGCAGAAAACGGCCTTGACGTTGTGCGCGTCTATAGCGACTACGCGCAAACAGGCCGCGACGTTAAGCGCGTAGAATTTCAACGCATGATGGAAGATGCGAAACTTGGCATCTTTGATTACGTTGTCATATACAAGGTTACGCGCATCATGCGTAACCGTGACGAGATGGCGCTTGCGCGAATCAGGCTGCGCAAGGCAGGCGTTGAAATCCTTTACGCCGGCGAAAGCCTAGGCGAAGGCTCAACGCGCGTCTTGAATCTCGGAATGCTCGAAGTGCTTGCTGAATGGGAAAGCGCAATAGACAGCGAGCGTATCCGTGACGGTATCAACAAGAACGCCCAGCGCGGAATGGCAAACGGTCGCACGCACTACGGCTGGGACATTGTTAACGGGTATTACGAGGTCAACGAGCGTGAAGCCGCCGTGATGCACCGTATGAAAAACATGCTCTTTGCTGGCTCGACTGTAGCCGAAATCAAGCGCGCTGTCGCAGGTGAACGCGGCAAGCGCGGCAAGCAACTAACGCACGGCGTGATAACAAAGCTGCTGCGCCGAGAACAGAACTGCGGCGTTTATGGTTACGCGGGCGTGCGAATCGAAGACGGCATGCCTGCGTTGTGGTCACGCGAAGACCAGGACATGATCAACAGCATCTTGGGCTCAAACGGGCGCAAGCACAACAAGACACGTGACACCAACGATTACCCGCTGTCCGGCAAGATGTGGTGCCCAGAGTGCGGCCAATACTACGTTGGCACCTGCGGAACGTCTAAAACAGGCCGCGTGTACCACTACTACAAGTGCAAAAAATGTAGGCGCACATTTAGGCGCGATGCCGTTGAAGAAGCCGTGCTTGATACCGTCCTCGAAACGATTAAGAAGCCGGATGTACGTCAACGTATCGTTGATGTAATGGCTCTTTACAACGAAACGAAGGAAGAGAAGGAGGAACCAGAAAGCAAGCGCATTGAGCGCGAGATCAGGCGTATCGACACAGCGTTTGAGCGTATCTGGCAGGCTATCGAGGACGGCATTGCGCCACCCGGCGGTAAAGAGCGCGTTGCTATGCTCCGTGAGCAGAAAGCGGCCTTAGAAGCCGATCTGCGGCAGGCTCAAGCTAACGAAGGAGCGAATCTGTCTGGTGAAGCCATAGCCGCTTGGCTCGATCACATTGCGCAGGAACCAGATGCAGCAGAAATCATCGAGACGTTCGTGCGGCTCATTGAGGTAGACGGGGATGAACTCAAGCTTTATTTCGCTTTCGACTACTGGGGTGATGACTTCCAACCCAAACAAAAAAAGGCGAACCCCGAAAAGGGTTCGCCTAATAATCCAATGGTGGAGACGAAGGGAGTCGAACCCTCGGCCTCTGCCATGCGACGGCAGCGCTCTCCCAACTGAGCTACGTCCCCAGGACAAGTTGATATTTTACCTACGGCTCGCCAACTGTCAACGCCCAATACCCAGTCTTTTTGGGACGGGGCTGTTTTAGCTACCCCGACAGACAACGCGAACGGTTTGGTCGAACAGCGGCAGGGGGAGCTAAAAC